TTGTCCTAATGACCTTCTTTGATGGTATGGGATGGGTAGATGTGAATAATGCTTGGGTACAACTTTGGAATATGTTAAGTGTAACAGTTGTAGGAGGTTACTTTGCCGTTAGGACTCTGGATAAGAGGGGTAATGTTAAGTAGTTCGTTAATAACATATAGTGTTTAAGTTTGGTGGGTTATCCCACCTTTCTTTTTTTATATATATATATTATATATAGAGATATTATATATAGTAATATATAGAGACCTATAGGTCTCTTATTATATATATAGAGATATAGATATATTTATATATAGAGGCATTCGCCTCTTTTTTTTTTGCTCTTTATGTTGGGTGTAAATAATTTTGTGTACATTCGTATCAAATCAAAAACACAATTATGGATATCAAAGACCAATACTTGGACTTATGTGAGGCTCGTGTAGAAGCACTCGCAAATGAAGTTAGACTCCTCAAGGAGTTCATCATTAGAGACTATGCCACCAAAGGCATATCTGGAACAATGGCAATGGATTTATTTAAAGCGTTCAAAGAGAATAATGAAGACAATAGTCAAGATTAAGCAGACTGAATACCCAGAAAAATATGAAATCAATGAACTCACAATACAAGACCACTTCTACTTACACTTCGGATTTCCCGATGACAGACGATTACACGCAAGACACAACTATGCACACCTCTCCAAGTACCACACCAAAGAGGTTGACACCAAGTTACTATTTAGGCAAGTACAAGGGAATTGAGGCATTTGATGTGTGTATGGATTTTGCAAGAGACTCTTACAATATGGGTGTAGCTATCGCCTACCTACTTCGTGCAGGTAAGAAAGAGGGTAACCCCAAGTCGCAAGACATAAGAAAAGCTATCCACCATTTAGAAAAAGAATTAGAGTATGAAGAAAGATTTAACCCTCTCCCTCACGCTACCGAAGACAATAAGTCTTAACGCACTCTACGCAGGTAAGCATTGGACATTTAGAAAAAGAATAAAAGATGAATATAAAAAAATCGTTGAAGAAGAACTGGCTCGTTACGACCACCATATTGCAGAGAGTATGTCTATCCATATTAGGTACAACACTCGTGCCGATGTGGACAATCTTGTACTTGTCTCAAAATTTACTGCTGATACTCTCGTTGCTAACGGATGGATTGCTGACGACAATCCTAAACACTATCACAAGCTCACTATCACTTTTGACCAGAGCGTTGAAAAGAATTATTGTGAAGTTGAGGTTAGATTAAAGGGAGCAACCTTGCGAGTATAAACATTTTTATTAACTTTGAACTATTAACTAAATTATATCACGATGACTAAAACATCTATTGTAAAGGACATTAAGTCCGCAGGAGAGCCTTACAACGGGCAGTATGGAACACTCTATGGGTTCTATGTAACATTTGAGAACGGAGACAATGGTAAGTACAACTCCAAGTCTCCAGACCAGAACAAGTTCTTGGTAGGACAAGAGGCTACTTACGATTACATCCCAAGAGAGTACAACGGCAAGACCTACTACACGGTCAAGCCCGTTAACCCTCAATACGCAAATGTAGCCCCTTCTAACGGCACATCTGCTCCAAGTGGTACACATACCTCTAAAGACGAATCAATTATTCGCCAAACGGCTCTAAAGGCAGCAGCCGAGATTGGTGGAACTCCGCAAGTAGTTATTGCGAATGCTCAACTCTTTGCTGATTGGGTAATGAAGAAAGGCGCAGCCCAAGCCACTTCAACTCATCAGCAACACTTTCAAGGTAGAGAAGAACCAGTAGGTCAAGATGGTTTGCCATTCTAAAGAAAGTAATATATTAGGGGAGGGCAATGCCCTCCCTTTTTAAAACCAAAACACTATGATTGAGAAAACATATTTACGAGCAGAAAAAATTCTTTTTAAAGATTTAGAACAAACATTTAGATACAGAATAGATATTTTAAAGGGTAGAGTCTCAAAGGGTATAATTGATTCTAAATCAATTGTTGAAGCAGAAAAAGATGTAATAGATAACATTATAATCAAACAATGGCTCAAGTCTTCAAAGTCTTATTTGTTCTACAATAGAAATGATATAAAGCATTTAGATAAAAGAGCATCTGGAGTGTATTTGATATATGATAACAAAGATGTTTTAAGGTATATAGGTAAATCGGGTGATTTAAAATCAAGATTGTATTCACATTTTACAAGATTTGATGTAGGATGTATGATTGTTTATGAAATTGATTATCCTTTGATAGCGTTGGTTGAGATGCATTTGATTTCACATATGTTCCCTTATGAAAACAGTGAGGGTAAGTTGTTGTATGAAGGGTTGGGTATAAACGAACAATACGACACCTGTAAAACTTTGTTTTTAAAAAATCAATCAATAGTTTTATCACCTATAAAAACCACCTATGTCTAAAATATCTTATGCCGATGTCTTTGGTAAACTTGACGATGTCCGAATGGGTAAAGTCAAGGAAGGACTAAAGTTCGGTCAATGGAATTTAGATGCTCACCTACGATTTAAAAGAGGCAATTTCAATGTAGTATTAGGACACGCAAATGTTGGTAAGACCTCCGTTATGTTGTACCTAATGTTGTTACAAACGATTGTCAATGATGTCAAGTGGTTAGTATTCAGTTCCGAGAACACACCAGTATCAATAGCAAAGAAACTATCCGAGTTCTTCTTGGGTAAACCCATTAACAAAATAGACGAAGACGAGTTCCAGATGGCTCTTGATTTAGTACAACGCTACTTCATTATAATTGATAGTGATAAGAAGATGTACACTTACAAGGACTTGATTGAGGAGGCTACAGACATCTATCACGAAGAGGGCTTTGATGGTTTTTTGATTGACCCCTACAATTCTTTAGTGAAGGACAAAGAGATGTTCAAAACACTTGGAGGTCACGAATATGATTACGAAGTTAGTACCCACTTTAGGAATTGGGCAAAGCAACACGATGTAAGTATATGGTTGAATGCTCACGCAGTAACCAATGCTTTAAGAATGAAGCACTCCGCAGGACACGAGTATGCAGGTCACCCTATGCCACCAAGCGCAGCAGATATTGAGGGCGGTGGTAAGTTTGTAAACCGAGCTGATGACTTTGTAGTTATACATCGTTATATTCAGCACCCTACGGAATGGATGTACAACCAAGTACACATAAGAAAGGTGAAAGAGGTGGAGACTGGTGGTAGACCAACCCCATTAGATGAGCCTGTACGCTTTAGGAGTATCCCTAACAATGTAGGCTTTGAGATTCACGGAGAGAACTTGATAGGAAAAAAAGAGAAAGAACAATCCAAAATGCCTTTTTAAATGGACAAATTAAAAGACGAAGATTACAGATGGGTAAGAGGGGGAAGTAAGAGCATTGCCCTGCTCTGGCTACGGCAAAAGAATCAAGACTTGATGGAGATAGCCAATGCCCTTAAACCTCAAGACCCAAGCAATGAGTATGAGATGGATATCTTCATTGACCTCATTAGTATCTACTCTGCTATAGATGCCTCCATAGGTATGGTAGAAGATGTGCAGCAGATGGTATGGGCGGCTGAAGCAAAGAACGCTGACCTCAAGCTAACGATACGCAACCTAACAAGAAAGATAAACGCTTACGAAGAGCGATTTGATAACCTTAACGAACACCTTAAATGAGAGCAACCGTACTACAGTTACAAGAAGAATACGACAACTACACAACCCATCATAAGATTACAAAGACCAGAGAGCAGCGTAATGTAATGGCAAGGTTTGCTTTTATGGTAGCGGCACGAGATTTGTACACTACCCTTGAGATTGCAAAAGTGGTAAAGAAGAATCACGCAGTTGTAATACACGCAACCAAAGGACACGAGATGAACATAAAGTTTGATAGGAACTATATGAGGTTCTTCAACCAATGTTGTGCTATTATGGATAAGCTACGAGGCTCTCAAGAGGAGGGAATTGATTGGGGACTAACCAAGCAGAATGCCCTACTCACGGAGCGGTTACAAAAAACTCGTGAGGAATTGTCAACAACTCGTGAAAAGTTGTATATTATGGAGCAAGAAATCAAGCAATTACGAAAAGAATATGAACTTTGCGATTGACATCGCTCCGTTAGCAGGTCTACTTGTCGGAGCAAACTATTGGAACTCCGAGATGAATGACGATTTTGAGAACCCCAAGTACCACTCTTTGCAGTTGTGCTTCGGGGTTTTTGCGTTAGTAATCACTTGGGCAACGGAGAGAGAAGAATGACAGTTCTACACCTTCTTGCTTCTAAACATAAAGATTGGGTCAAGATGGCTTATAGCTTTGGCGCAGGAGACTATGCCGAAGACATCGTGCAAGAGATGTACATACGACTCAACAAGTATGTAGAAGACCCAGAGCGTATTATGTACAAAGATGAACCCAACAAGTTATTTGTATGGGTCACCTTGCGTAATATGGTACGCAACTTTCAAAACAAGAAGAGTGTGGTTATCTACTCTGGAGATATGGTAGAGTATGACCAAGAGGAGCAACCCTTTGATTATGAAGAGGCAGAAGGTTTTGAGAGGCTCATAGAAAAGATGTGGGAGTCTACAAGTGATTTGCATTGGTATGACAAGAAGATGTTTGAAATCTACCATACTACAGATATGTCTATGAGGGACATAGAGAAAGAAACGAAGATTAGCTTATACTCAATTTTTGATACATTAAAAAAGACAAAGGAATATGTCAAAGAAACAAACAAAGAAGACTACGAAGACTACGCCAACGGTGAGCCAGAGCGCATCTAAAGGTTTAGGAGATGACATTGAGAAAATCACAAAGGCTACTGGTATTAAGAAAGTAGTAGACACCTTTGCTGAACTCACGGGAATTGATTGTGGGTGTGATGCTCGTAAGGCAAAGCTGAATAAGTTGTTCCCCAGAAGAACACAACCACTATGTTTAGAGGAAGGGGAGTACACGACCCTCAAGCAGTTCTTTAATGACTTCAATGGTAGAGAGGTGAAAGAGATGTACCAAGAGCCATTAAGTAGAATACACTCACGAGTATTCCAACACAAGTATTACATTCCTTGTTCTTGCAATCCGAGAGAATGGTCACAACACATTGCAGACCTCAAGAAGATATATGGAGAATACGAAGGTCAGTAAGCTCCTGCTTGTATGGCTTTGGACTCAAGGTCATAAGGTAAAGGAGTACAAAGAGGCTGAAGGCATAACGACAATACACGACACAGACGAATACAAGTTTGATGTTAGTGGTAACTACGGAGGCTTTCGTGTAGAGTACACGCACAATAGATTTTCATTCTACGATGGGGACAAGAAACTAAAAGACACAGACTTGAATGAGTTTCGTTAAAGGAGATATTGGTGAAGACCTTTGGTGTGATTACATCAAGAAACGAGGACACACCGATATTATCCGTGCGCCAAAAATGAAGTTCTACGATTGGGATGTGAAGAGCATCTACAAGAAAGAAGAACTGACCTTTGAGGTGAAGTACGATAGTAAGGCTTATTGGTGGGCTAATAGACGAGGAACACCAGAGCAACCTAATCTGTACATAGAGTTCAAGAACACGAACAAAGATGAGGATAGTGGTATCAAAGCAAGTAAAGCTATGTACTACATCTACATCTTAAAAAGAGATGAATCCAATACTGCCTTTGTATTTGAGCGTAAGGGATTATTAAGCCACTTGGAGCAGGTTACTTACAAGATAGTAGGTAACTCTGCTACGGGTGACGATAATGCATTAGGGTGGATACCTCCACTTACCTCATTAGTTAATCAAAAATGTTTCATTCAAAAAATAGATTTAAATGCCAATCCCAACTCCTAAAGCAAAAGAGACTCAACAAGAGTTTATCAGCCGTTGTATGAGTGACCTCAAGAGTGAGTTTCCAAATAAGGAACAACGCCTTGCAGTTTGCTATACCCAATGGCAAGAAAAAAAATAGTACAAAATGTTTGGTGTTAAGAATTTTGTTTATATTAGCATAAACTAAAACACCTTATTATGTCTAAAAAGACCTACACCCTTAAAGAAGACCTCCTCTACGGAGGCACTCTATTCATCGCTTCTGCCATAGGCATAGCGTTCTTTCTATTTATCTACGAACTAATAGAGAGAATATAATGTACTACTTGGATAGAGAGTTGGCTTCGTACCAAGAAGACCAAGCAGCGCAATGTGACATCTGCTATGAGTATTGTGATGACAGTTGGACTTGTTCCTGCTGCCACGATTGTGAGAAGGAGAGTTGCGTATGCGATGACGAAGAGGAAATAATCACACGACAAATAGACTACCAGAAATGATGACACACACCCAAGCGATTTATAAGGCTCAAATAGTATTTGAGGAAGCGTTAAGCGACAAAGAGACGATTGATAAACTCTTGCACATAGATGCCCAGATGTACGCTAACACGGGTTTGGAAACAAGCAAGGCAGAGATGGAATCTATTAAAAGAGCATCCGCTTTTATCTACCGACTTATAAAAGGCATTGACTATGATAAGGGTCAACGCTTTATTCAAGGAATGGGATTAACCCGATAAACTAAACACCTATGTCTAAACAAATCACGATGCTCAATGGGGAAACCCACGCACAAGACTGGCTTGTACAACAAGCTATTGAAGATGACTTCTACTATGGCTATCTCGGTAAGGTAGCGTTCAGTTCATCTAACCTCAAGAAACTTCTGGACTCTCCAAGAACCTACTACAACCTAATGCAGTATGGTGAGGAGACGAACAGTCAAGCTCTACGAGATGGTAGGCTAATCCACACAATGGTATTAGAACCTCATAAGATTGATGAGATGACCTTTGTAGATGTAGCGAGTAAGAATACGAAGAAGTGGAAAGATGCGAAGGAGATGACCCCATCACATTTACTCTACACCACAAAGGAGCGTAAACTTGCAGAGCGTATGACTGAAGCCCTCTTTAAGAATCACCAAGCAGTAGAACTATTAAGAGACTCTCAATTTGAGATTCCTGCGGTAGACTATGTAGAGGGGTATCCCTTTAGAGGCAAAGCCGACATCATAAAGAATGATGGTACAATCATAGACCTTAAGACTACAAGTGACCTACGCAACTTTGTGTATTCTGCAAGACACAAATACTCCTACGATGTACAAGTGTATCTATACTGCCGTCTATTCAATGTAGACTACACCAAGTTTAAGTTCTTGGTTATTGATAAGCTCTCGTGTGATGTAGGAGTCTACTCCGTTAGTGAGGAGTTCTACAACAAGGGTGAGGAGAAAGTAATGTTTGCTTTGAATCAATACCACGACTTCTTTGAGAATAGACCTCTGGAGGAGATACAAGAGATGATTAACAACTACACGATTGTAGGAGAGCTTTGAAAAAGCACACCAAAATATATATGGACTACTTCGGCTATGTGTTAGACGATTTTATCCCTTGTGAGATTTGTGGGACACGAGCCAACGACATACACCATATAGAAAATAGAGGTAGTGGGGGTAGCACTACTAAAGACAGAATAGAGAACCTAATGGCGGTATGCCGCCCTTGCCATATCAAGTATGGTGACTACCCACAGTACAAAGAGATGTTAAACCAAATACACCAAAAACTATTATGAACAAGTTTAGAGTATTCGTCAAGGACAAATTTGATGTAGTCTTTGACACAATAGAGAAAGCCAGAGAATGCCGTAAGGCGTTAAGACAACTCAAGTATAAAGGCATTGAGATTATCGTAACCCAAGAGGATATAGACCCAAGATGATTCGCAAATCCTCACAACGATGAGCCTTAAATTGTCACAAAATAAGGGTAAAATTGTATGCTTAAACATACAAAATAAGGGTAAATTGTTACATTATACGCACATACATATAACCAAAGATGTCAAGTAAACTGCACAAGATGCTTGACACCAACAAAAGGTGTAAGCATATCAAAATAGAGGGTGAAAGTTGTAGACTAAACAACAACTGCACCTATCCAGATTGTGAAATAATAACCTTTAAAACAAAAGAGAGATGAAAACAGCAATGCAAATTTTAGTATCTGAACTTAATGAAGGTCTTGCGCAAGATGAAATTAAAGTGAGTCCAAAGGAACTATTACAAAATTTGATTTGGAGGTGTGAGGGATTACTTGAGAAAGAGAAGGAGCAGAGGATGGAGGCTTGGTGCAGCGGATATGATTCTTACGATGAAGATATATCTGGTGATAGCCCATTAGAATACTACAACAAAACCTTTAACACAAAAGAGAGATGAAAGAAAAAGACACTGAGAAGCCCCTAGTGGTAATAGTTTACACCTTTAACACCAAAGAGAGATGAAAGACATAATAGCATTATGCAACCGAGACAAAGAAGATAACGGAATAGAAAATGATTAGCCTAATACTTGTTACCATAATGGTACTCTATATGCTCCGCAGGGAATACCTTCGCTGCAAGGAGATAGAGAAAATACTCAAAAGATATGAAGACGATACTACGAAAAAGAAAACACATTAGAGAACTACAGAAGTTTCTGGAGATGCTAATGATTGACAATGTCAATCTATCTATACAAGCAAGTAGGTTCGGATGGACTACAGAGTTGCAAGACACGATTACTAATAACGCTCTACTCATTCGTAAATACCAAAGAAGGTTAAGACTAATTAAACTATAATGGTTAACACCACCGTTAAATAACTTATGGAAGAACAAGGAAAGAGTGCTACGGTACTCATCAATAGGAACAATCTAAACAACCTCTTTGAACTCCTCGTGCAGGTACACCTGCGAGGACAACTCTCAAGAGATGAACAAGCATTCCTCAAGAACTTCATAGAGTTACCAGATGCTCCACCACGAGAGAACAGACAAGCTCGTAGAGCAAACACTCAAGCAATCAAGAAGCTATTTAGAGAAGAGGCTAAACGGAAGAAAGATGAGTAGGTTAACTTTATAAACTATAACGATTTATAATGGCATTTAAGAAAGGAGAGGTAACCAACCCAAAGGGTAGACCTAAAGGTAAACCTAACAAGACTACTGCCGAGATTAGAGAAGCCTACCAAAAGTTAGTTGAGGACAACCTCACTAATATGACGGAGTGGCTTACACAAGTAGCAGCAGAGAACCCAGAGAAGGCTATGGAACTTATGCTCAAGTTAAGTGAGTATATGATTCCTAAACTCGCAAGGCAAGAGGTTACTGGAGCAGATGGTAAGGACTTATTCAAGAACATTACCTTTGAGTTCGGTACACCAATCAACGAAAGAGACGAATGACAGTAACGGGCTTCAGTCCACACAAGGTTCAAGCAGAACTCTTACAATCTATAGTAGGTGGTAAGGAGAAGTA